ATTTGAAGTATTAGTATTTCTTGGCGCAGTTACTTCAGATCCTATCATTGGTTGATACATAGTGTATTCTTTATTTCTTTCATAGCTTAAAAATCCTTTTGGATCAACTATATCCATTAATTTATCCCATAATCCTTTGTCATCATTTTTTTCTAATGAAGTTACTTTGGGCATTAATTTATTGTAGCTTTCTAATGCTGCTTTAGAGTATTCAACTCTTGCTGTTACATTTGCAGCATCTTCACTAGGTCGCTCATATTTACTTGAAATAATATTAGCTAAATTTTCTATTCCTTTTTCTGCAAAAAATTTATTACCAGCTTCTTTTTCTTTTCCTTCTTTTAATTCATATAAAGAAAATGCAGCTTGTTCTTTTGCAGTTGCTTCAGAAAGCTTTTTACCTCCAGACCATTTTTGATAATCTGACTGTCTTTCTTCTCCCCATTGCCCTAACCCAACATAAGATTGACCTTTATATTCACTTGAACTTTTTGGATTTAAAGAACTTTCTTGCATAAAATTTCCAACTAAAGCAGCTGCATGTTCTTCATCTAATCCTTGAGATTTGTAATAATCCATCAATTCTTTAGCTTTATCTTTTGTTGGTTTTGAAAGTAAAATTTCAGTTGCAACTCCTGCTCCACCTCCAACAATGGCTGTACCTACACCAGCAGCAGCTAATCCCATAGATGCTAATTTTGCAGCAAACCCAATAGGACCAGGTATAAAACTAATGACCTTCATTACTCCAGCTAATGCAAGTAATGTTCCAGATAACGCTGAAGTTTTACTAAAAAGACCACCTAAATCTTCATCCCATTCAACAGTTTTATCAATTACAGATTCTATTCCAGAAGCTAAACTCATTAATGATGGATACATTTGATCCATTATTTTATTTTTTACGCCTCCAAACGCATTTTCAACATCACCCATCTTTGATTGGAGTCTTGCAGCAGCAGCAGTATTTTCATCAGTTACTTTTGAATTTTGAGAACTGGCATCATACAGTTTATGAACAGCATCAGCTCCTTGCTGTAATACCATAAATGTTGATTTATCTAATCCAATTTGCTGTGCAAGTGAAAATGCTGTCTGTTCTCCATAAACCTTTTTAAATGCTTTAAGAGAATCTGCTAATTTATAAATATCAATTGTATTTTTATTTACATCAATAGCACCTAAAGCGCCAAGTCTTGCTAAAGGAGTAAGAATGGCTGTATCACCTAACTTAATATTAGCAAGACCTGATTGAATACCTTGAATTGATGATTGAAAGTTTGAAGCATCACCGCCAACTGATTTCAATACACCTCCCCACGCATCTAATTCGTGAGCAGACATGCTAAATAAACTGGAGTTTCTACTTAAAGCTGCATTAGTAGAAGTCATATTACCAACAAAGCTGGTAAACGCTGAAATACCAACAAAAGCAGTTCCAAAAGCAACTAATGATTCAGTAGCTTTGTTAAATCCTTCAGTTGTTTTTTTGGTTTCTGCTTGAGTGTTTTTTTGAGCTTTTTGAGATTGAGTGTCAAATTTACGGAGTTGTTCTATAGATTTCTTTTGTGCTGCATCAAACTTGGTGGTATCCAAGCCTAATTCAATAAATAAGGAATCTATCACTGTTGCCATTTATTTAACTCCTCATTTATTCACTAAGTATGCGTTATGCCTATCAACGGCATGTATTTCTAAAAGTATCCAGAGATCCTCAATTCCGTACACAGTATCAAGTTCATGCAATGTTGCTAATCTTGATGAAACTACCGTGGCGATCGTTTGGGAAGTGGCTTGATACTCAATGAGCTTGACTGACTTTCCTGTGGATCTGATTCCAAAGTCGATTTGTTTTCGTCTAAAAAAAAATCCATGTGTAAATTCCAGACAGCTTTTCTTATAGATAATCTGGTAGTTACTTCCTCAATATCATCCTCAATTAAAGGACGTTTAACAGTAACTGAAGGGGCGTATTGAACACACCCCATCATTTCTTCTAAAAGTGGTTTGGCAGCTTCATACGGAATCTTTAATAGATTCATATAGCCTACTGCCATTAATCCAGCCATGCCTTGTGATGCTAGACCATCAGGTATTTCTATTCCAGCGTTACCTACCGCCAAAATAACCCTGATAGCCCAACTCTCAGCTTGAGAAGCAGCCATTTCAGTAATAAGAAAACTTTTTCCTTTATCTCTTCCAGTTTCCGCTGTAAATGTTGCTTCTTTTCTAGCCATAATTAAATTTGTCCACCAACTATACGTTGCCAAGTAATCTCATAAACGAGAGGAGTTAATGTTTTCTTAACCGCTGGAAATGGAGTAGCAGAAGTTAAAAAACCATTTTGCAAAGTATACACCATGCTAGTAGAAGATAATACAATTGATCCAGAAGCTGCATAAACATCAGCATCAGCATCTTGAGCATTTCTCCAAGCATCAAATAAAAATACACTTGGTGAATCAGCTTGTAAGTGAATGGTCATTTTGTAAGGTACAAATACCTTACCACCACTTAATATGCCGTCAACACCCATCAATGTTTCAGATTGTTGTACCGATTCAGATTCAAACGCATCATCAACAGCAAATCCTTGTATAACCTGTGGAACAGGAAAATATGTGTTGATAGCAAGCGATAATACAGAATTCGCTGAAGTAATAGTAGCCATAATTTATAATCCTTAACAGTTATTGAATAGCAATTGATGCCATAGTTATTTGCTGTACTGCTTCACCATCTTGATAATACAAAGTAATCGGAGGTGATTGACGAGCAGCTCTAGTTTGTGCTGTTGCTGGAGAGATTTGTAAATAAAATCCTTGAGCAGCAATAGTTGGTGCAGCGTTAAAACCTAAAGCATATTGTATTTCAGCAGCTTGTGCAGCAGAAACATTAATACCAGCTCTGATTGCTCCAAAGTTTATGGCAGCATTAATTGGATCTAAGGCAGCTGCATAAATTAAACCATTACCTTGACTGTTGTAAGGAATTGCTCCAACTTGTAGCAACAAATTAACCATAGCAAGTTGCAAATTAGCATTTAACCAGATTTGGTTTAGATAAGTATCTGCCCATAGCCATTCACCTGAAACACTACCTGGTGTAAACCAGTTTTCATTATTAGCTGGATTGTTTGATCCAAACGCAGCATAAGTATTGTAACCATTGCTGATAACAGCTGCGTATTCAGTTGAATTAGTAACTGCTGGAATTAAACCTGATTGCATTTTGAAACACAAAGTAGCTCTACCATTCAAACGGCTAAAGTTTAATGAAGCAGCAAATCCACAAACAAACGCTGCAAGAGTTGCATTGTCTTCAATTGAATAAATAGGGCAAGTTCCAACCATATCCAATGATTGTAAATAATTACCAAAAGTAGTTGTGTTGTTAGCTGTCAAAATATTAACATCTGAATCTTGGCAAACATACAACCATCGTGGTGAATTATCGCTACTCCAAGAAGCAAAAGCTTCTTTTGTTTCCAAAGATGCTTCAACTACTGTCATAAAAGTAGCCCAGTTTTGATTCTGAGTTAATATGCCATCCATAAAATCAGCAGGAATAGTCGCATCAGCACCTTGTGAAATAACAGCGCCTGTTGCAGCAGTTAAAGCTAAATTAGTAGATAAAGTATCAGTTCCAGCATATGAAATAGTTTCAGCTGCACCAGTTGTAGTGGTAGTAAAAATAAATGCTGAATGAACTGAATCAAATGCAACAGTAAAACCTGGTGTTGTAAAAGCAGCTTGAATAATAGTAGCAGCGTTACTAAAGCTTGTTGCTCCAGTTAAATTGATAGTACCTGATGTTTTAACAACACCAGCAACAGTAATAGCTAAAGTTCCAGTAAAAGCTTGTAATTGACCCAAAGTTACAGAAGCTAATGAGCCACCTTGAAGAGTTCCAGCAATAGCAGTTTCAGGATAACGAGCAAACAATAAAGAACCAGGTAGCTGTGTTCCAATGCTATAACCATTGAAATAAATACTTGCTAAAATTGCTTCTGTTGAAGTTGATCCAAAATAACTTTGAACGCCAGCTGCATCAGAAAATTGTAAAACTTGTCCATAAGGTGCAAATGAACTTTGAGTTAAAAATAACCCATTTAGATCAACAGCTTGACCGCCAGCCGACAAGACCGATGGAACTACTGATACTACTTGTGAAAAAGGAATGGTACTCATAAAAATCTCCTAAGGGGTAAAGGTCTGGTCTATCGGTGCAATTTCAATTTTTGCAGCAATCATTGATTGTTGTATAGTTGAAAGTATAGGATTGTACTGCAATGTTCCAGCTAATCTCCAACGTTGCATATATTGTTCTTCTCCTGTTATCAAAGGAAGCTGAACAGGATCATCTGCATATAAAGGCTGTATATTTGATGGAAATATTTCTGTTGCATATTCATCCCTAAATAAAGCTACTGTTTTGGCAGCCCATTGTTGAGCAGTAGGGCCATAAAAATCTAACTGAACCTCAAACTTAATTGGAGTTAAGATAGTTTTTCCTTGTGTCATGCTTTGATAGTTATCAATATTAAAAGATAAACGCTCCATGCCATTATTGTTCATGGATACAAAGCCACCTTTAGGCATTGCAACTTTATTATCTTGCTGCTGAATAATTTCCGTTCCAACAGGCAAAAAAGTTTTAAAAAACACAACTAAAGCTTTGAAAACATCCTGATCTACAATGTCAATAGTTACAGCCATTTAATCTACCTGCAAAGTAACAATTACATGACACCAATCGGGCCAAGTTTCTAACACATGAGTAACCAACCAATTTTTGTTGGTACTATTTGGAACTTCAGGAAATACTAAAATATCACCCCCTAATTTGTCCGTTCTTACTATACCAGCTACATTACCATACATATAAACAGATCGCTTCACACCAGAGATATTTAGACCATCTATGTGTGCTAATTCAGTAGCGCTTAATGCTTGGATTTGAGCTTCTACCGTTAAAGTAATAAAAGTAGGCGTTCTTTTCCCAGCATCATTAGTAACATATCCTGTAGACTGTATCCAATTAATACTAATGTTTGGATTAGTCTTTTGAGTGTATTTATTAACAATTCCACGCAGATTCATACTTTAAACTCTGCTTCTGTTTTATTAACAGCATGACCAATAGATGCAATCATGTACCCTGTATCATTTAAAGGTTTATTATCCGAACCAACATCTGCACCATTTTTAACAGCATAAGCTGCTTGACCTACAGTTTTGCCTGTAATAGTTCTGCCGTCTTTGCGCCATTTTCTAAGTATTACGGTAACAGGACTTAATGCAGGTGAATCAATTGATGCTGCCATAGTTTTCATATCAGATTCAGCTTGTATTCCAACCGCATCAAGCACATCAAAAGCAGTAGCAGTTCCTTTAACAACTTTTTTAACACCTGCAGCAATAATATTTTTCCATTTACTTTTTTCTGCTTTAACTGTAGGCATAATAAATGGTCTAGGAGGTATTCCAGCAGCAGGTGCGCCAAACTCTTGTATAGCAGCAACAGTTGCTACAGTTTGACCACCACGATCTTCAGCATATCTTGGCCCAACTGGTATACCAACTTGCGCTACCATGCCATCAAATCCTTTTGGCACTTCTTCTAGCTTGTGTTTTATTCTTGCTAGTACTTTGTCAAAATCTGCTTTGCTCACCACCAACCTGCTGCGTTATTAGGTCTAGGTACATAAAAGCCAACATTAGCAACCACTCTTAATAATGCTCTCAACTGAGATCCATAAGGAGTTGTAGCTAACCACCAACCAAATGCTGTTTTATTTGGAGGTGGCTGCATAGAAACAGTAACAGTACCTT